GGTAGTGATTCTGCTGCTTTAGCAACAAGTCAAGCAAACGCTACTTTAAATGTTAATTTTATTAGATATGATAAAATAAGACTTCATTTAAGAAATGGTTTTAGTTTTGCAGCTAGAGGAAAACAAGGGTTTTTATTCGAAGTTAAAACAGATAGAGATAATGAGGTTCAAAATTATTTAACTCAATTAGTTTACTTAAACACTTCTAATTTTGAGACAAAAAATCCAAAACCATTTATCATATCAGAAACTCTTTATACTAATTTTATTGAAGTAAAAGTTCCAACATTAGTTGGTCAATATCAAGATTTTGAAGATATATTTTATGGTGATGGAACATTAGGTTCTAGTAATGTTTTACCTACTTCAAATTATAATATTTCATTCAAACTTATAAATACTCTTGAAGATAATACAAGTATAGATTATTTTTATACAGGAGAAGAACAAAATGTTTTAATAAGTAGAGAAGATGAATTTCAAGATTTTACAGTAAAGGTTCAAGAGTCTGCAGACGGAGATTACTTTGAAGTATTTGGAGAAAAAGATGCAAGTGCTGCTGATTTCGAAGCCTATATTATTGATAGAATATTACACTCAACTGCTGATATTTCAGTAATATTTGATATTTCAGTATTTGAGAATGTAGGTACCGGTTTTATAGAAACATATTCTACCTCAATGACAAAAGTCGAAGATTGGGAGGAACCTATAGAATTTAGACCAATTATTAAATACTCAAACACTGCAACTAGTTTTGCTATTGATGTTGTTATGAGAATCTATAATCAAACTGACAATACTCAAATAGTTAAAAATGCAAGTTTAACGTACACTAACGCTGCTAAATATGGTAAAAGATTATTGAGAGTAAATATAAACTCTACTAATAATTTAACTAGAATCTATAATACATTACCAGACAGGAAAGCAACTAGAAATACTGCTCAAATTTTAAACAATGCTCTTCCAAAAGGACAAGTAAAATATACTCCTACTTTTATAGAAAGGATGGAAATTACAGCAACTCCTGAAAAAATAACATTGGAGGATGGAACTGTTACAACTTTAGGAACTGAAGAGATTTTAAATATAGGACCTTTCGATACTTATATAAAGTTTTCTATCTCTAAAATAGAAGACGGTGAAACTAAGGCAATATCGTTCTTAGAATCAGGAAGTGTAAAAATGACATTTAATTCAGGTTTAAGTTTTAATAATGTAACTACATTTAAAGACGTGGATGCTAGCAAAGGAGAAGTTTTATTTCAAATAAGTAAAGCAAACGCTTTAAAAGTTCAAGCACTCACTAATAAAAATTACTATCTTTCTGTAGATAATGGTTCAACTGAAACTATGATTTACAAAGGTACATTTATAGCAATATGATTTTAAACAGTAGAAATAATTTATTTGATTTTAGGTTTCCTAAAAACTTTATTCCAAAAGAAGTAGCGGAAAAGTATAAAAAGTATTTGCATAAAATTCCAGGAAACATGTTAGAAAATCCTATAGATTTTATCAATTACACAATACAGGAGGTTAATTTACCTGGAATAAGTTTCGACCCAGTATCTCAGGCCGATAATGATGGAACTACAAGATATCATAGAGGTAGACTTCCAATACAAAATCTTATTGAGAGGCAATTTACTGTAAAGTTTCAATTGTTAGATGCTTACTTAAATTATTGGATATTAACTGATACTCTTTTATTTTATTATGCAGATGAGACTCCAGATAAATATATTCCAGATGTTAAATTAAGAATATTAGATGCTGAAGGTTTAGGAGTTGCCAGTATTGGTTTTGAAAAACCTATCATGAATTCTATTTCAGATTTAAACTTAAACTTGGCGGAAAATGTAGCAGAGTTTAATACATTTGAAGTAAATTTCTACTATAATATGTTTAACATAAAAATAGACTTAGATTAAAAACAAATATATAAATTATGAAAACGTTTGTAAAATACTTAGAAGAAAATCAGGTGACTGAAAAAGAAATGCAACTTCTTAATGAAGGACTTCAACAAGAATGGACGCCTGAATTAGAAGCTAAAGTTGATGAGGCAGTTGACGCTTTTTTAAATGAATATCGTGATGATAATGGAGATTTAGATTTAGAAAGGTTTAATGAAGAAATGACAAATGAAGGTCTCTTCGGTTCTATTATTGGTGGTCTTACTGGTTTTGCTTTAGGAAAGTCCATGGGTAAAATGATTGCTAAAGTTTTAGGTATTGATAAAGGTGTTCTTTATGATTTATTAACTTCAAGACTTGTAGGTACCGCTCTAGGTGCTACTATTGGAAAAAGATTTTAATATGAATTTTATTACTATCGACTTTTCTCTTAATTCTCCAGGAATCTGTATTTTTAATGATAAAAGTAAGAAGTATCACTTTATTTCTTATGTTAAAAAGAATGGTTCTAAAAAAGCTATAAAATTACAAGAAGAATTAGGAATGTTAGAAGAGGTTACTCTTGTCTTTCAACCTAATTTTGAAAAAGAGTTAGATTATTCTAGTGTAGAGTTAGGTAAAATTAAAAGGTATGATGTTATGTCCAATGACATTATTAATCTTATTACACAAAACACTTTTAAAGATGATGGTTTCATGATTGCTTTTGAAGGAGTCAGTTATGGGTCTAAAGGAGGAACTAATAATATTATTGATATGGCGAGTGCTGCATCTATCCTCAAGATAAAACTTCTCAAATACTTTAAACCCGAAGATATTCAAACAGTTTCTCCTGCAACAATTAAGAAACATGCTGGAAAGGGCAATATGAATAAGAGAACTCTTTGGGATGTCTTTGTTGAAAATAGAACAGGAGAGGAATTTCTAGAAGAGAATAATTTTTGGAAGTTCTCGAAAAAACTTGAAGTGGGCAAGTCTGTTCCTAAACCCTTTGATGACCTTGTAGATGCCTTTTATCTTAATAGTTTGTTAAGAACCCTGAAAGCTAATCTAACCTCTCCTTCCTAAAGACTTAAGTTATATAACACGTAGCGGCTTTTGTTTCAAAAATAATAAACTTTTTTTAAAATAAATGCCCTCAGATTTTTATTTGTCGTTTATTATGATTATATTTATACTATAACAAACTAAAACAAAGATGATTAAAAGAAAAATAGCCGATTGGATGTATCGCTTCTGGTATAAAAACCACACTCATATATGGGTATATGAACCAGCATATGTGTTAAAATTAAATAGTGAAAACGTCAAATGTAAATTATGCGGTAAAACAACTACTAAAACAGAATTATTTAAACCAAAACAAAGATGAGTTTAGCAACATTATATTTAATTATTCAGACACCATTAGTAACAGCTTCATTTTGCTTAGTAGCTTATCAAACTAGAATTTACTATAAACAAAAAAAGTTGCTCAAAGAAATGATAGAAAACCAAAACAAAGATGAGTGAAACAACTTTGTCTAGGTAGCATATAAAAATAAATACGGGGAGTTGGCCAAATGGCAAGGCGACTATTCTTATTGAACCCAGCCCTGATCAGGCTAGAAGAATAAGCAGATCACTTATTTGGAAAAAGGTGTAGAATAGTAGATGATGGTTCGATTCCGTCACTCCCCAGCTCTTAGATAGGTTATAAAAGACCGAACAACGAGGCGTCAGCAATCCGCAATTATCCACGCCTACAACCGAAAGGAGAGTCTAAGTGGGATATAAACAAAACAAAATAAAGATATATAAATTAATATGGAAAACAGTAAATTAGTTAAAATTACTGGGCTTTAAAACATAATAATTTAGGCTTCATTAAGAAAGCAATCTTTAGTCAGATAGACTCCCTTAAAAAGCTCATATTTAAACAATTTAAAAGTTTTCTATATAACTATAAGTAATAAACGTAAATTAAAGCAAATTAAAGATTATGAGTGAATTTAACATTTTTAGTATTGGTGTAGAAGATATCGATACACATGAACAACCACAAAACACAGGCACAAATACAATGTATAAGCCTACTGCGGATGATGGTAAAGACGGAACCTATAAGGCTCTTATTCGTTTTGTACCTAACGTAGAAAACCCAAGAAACAGTTTAATTAAGAAATACGTCAACTGGCTAACAGGCCCTGATGGTGAATCAAAATTAGTAGATTCTCCAAGTTCAATCGGTGAAAGTTGCCCAGTAGCAGACGCTTTTTGGAAATTAAGAAAATCAGATTCAGCGGTAGACCGTAAAGCTTCTGATAAATTAAAAAGAAGAGAGCAATATGTTTCTCTTGTAAAAATCATCAAAGATCCACAGCATCCTGAATTAGAAGGAACTTACAAGATTTTTAAATTTGGTTACAAAATCAAAGAAAAAATCGATGCTGAATTAAAGCCTAATTTCGGTGACCCAACACAGGTATTCGATTTATTTGAAGGTAAGAATTTTGAATTAGTAATTACTAGACAGAATGATTATAATAATTATGACACGTCTAAGTTTTCATCTTCAAAATCAGCAGTTGTTATTGGTGAAAAGTCTAAACCAGCGGAAAGAGTAGAAGAAGATATGGCTACTATTAAAACAGAACTAGAAGGAGCACCTTCACTTGCATCTTTTGAGTATAGAGCATGGGATGAGCCAACTAGAGAATTCGTTAATAGCGTTATCAAAATGTACTTAAATCCAGGAGACGCAATGGATAAAGTTACAAACCAAACTTTTGATAAGCCAACTGCAAAAGCAACTCCGAAAACAGAAGCTGCAGCTGCCCCGGAAACAACACCAACCGGAAGTGGAGAATCTAGTGCTGACTTAGAATCTTTTTTGAATGACCTCGAAATCTAATATACTTACATTAGAACTTAAAGAAAAAATCAAAAAAGCTTTAAAGCAGGTAGTTCTTAAAGAACACACAAGCCACAACAAGCAAATGATAAAAGACATGTCAGGTAGACTAAGCCTGGCATGTCCTTATTGTGGAGACTCTACTAAAGACGACACCTTAAAAAGAGGTAACGTTTATTGGAGCACTTTACAATATCATTGCTTTAATTGCGACCACCATTCTGATATTTATAATTTCTTAAAAGACCATGGAATTAGAATGTCAGAAAACATGGACGTTATAGAAGTTTTAGATTATATAAAGGTAAATAAAGCTGCCACCCAAGAGTACGAAAAGTTTACTCCATTTGTATATGAAAAAATAATAAATCTTGCAGTAGAAGAAAAAGATTTTATGAAAGCCACCAATTCTAAGAAAATAGTTCCAGGAGATTGGATATGGTTTCAATTAAAAAATAGACTTTTAAGCCACAAACTAGATAGGTTCTTATATAACGAAAGAGAAGGTAGACTGTGGATATTAAATAAAACATTAGAAGGTAAAATTGTAGGAGCCCAAGCAAGAAGAATGAAAGGAAAAGGCTCTAGATATTTAACTTATGATATTTCAAAAATATACGAAACGATTTTAAATAAGCCTTTAGAACTAGAAGAAGAAACACTTACAGGAATCAACAATGTTTCAACTCTTTTTGGAGCATTAAACGTAAACTTTCAGCAGCCTGTAACTGTATTTGAAGGACCAATGGATGCTATGTTTATGAAGAACTCTATAGCACTCTGTACAGTTGGAAGAGATACTATGAAATTAGATGCTATCGAATCAGTAAGATATATGCTAGACAACGATAGTGCAGGTCTTAAAAAGACCATAGAAAAACTTAAAAAAGGAAAGACCGTATTTATGTGGTCAAAATATATCAAAGATAAAAAATTAGATAAATATAATAACATAAAAGATCTGAATGATTTAATAAAAGTCTGCTATAATAACCAGATTAAGTTAAATTTATCTGAATTAAATAACTATTTCACGAATAATAAATTAGATCTGTTGTATGTTTGATTTAAGTATGGAAGAAGAAATAGACAAGTTCTATAATGACGGTGATAGATTTAAAAATCTTAAACATCTTATAGATTTTGAGTTTAAAGACAAAGAATATTTAAGCACTGGATTTGAAATTCCAAAGCCTAAACATAAAAAGAAATTAAAAGCGGCCAAATTTATAAGGCCAAATAACAAAGATAAATCATTATTTTAAATGGAAGAAGGAGCAAAAACACAAGAAAGCAGAGTATTACTTTTAGATAGAAAACTAGGAGAACAAAGAGCTGCATGGACTAATAAAATAACAGTACTTGCAAATGGTATTAAAACGCTTTCAGGAATGGAGGTCGTTATTTCTGATATCTTAAATGTTAGACAACAATTAGTTGAGCAGTTAATGTATGTTCAAGTAAAGCAAAAAGACCAAAAAAGAAGAAATGACATAAAGTGGAAAGATGCTTGGATAAGATATTACAATTATGATTACAAGTTAACTGACAAGATTAGAGAAAAGTTTATCGAAGCAGAACTTGGAGATGATAGAATGATTTTATCTCTATTAGAAAATCAAGTAGATTTCTATAGAGAGTCAGTAAAAACTCTAGATAATATGGGTTTTGCTGTTCGTAACAGATTGGCGATAAAAGATCTGGTATGATAAAGAAAGGAAATATGAATAATGTTACTAACACTAACGGAGAATAAGCAATTCTTAAGAGTTGACGAGGCGACAGAATTAGAACTAGAACAACTTAATATTTCTTTAACTAAAAGAATAGATAGTTGGAGATTTAACCCTCTTGTAAAGAGAGGAGTGTGGGATGGATACGTTTCTTATTTTAAAGATAACAAATGGATTCCAGCTGGACTTTGGAGATATGTCTATAATGTTTGTAAAGAATACAAATTCGAATTAAAAATAGAAGGAGTCACTGAACTGTTTGATAAAAACATAACAGCAGATTGGTTCGAGAAATGGGCTTTAGGGTTTTTTGAAGGAAACGAAATAACACCAAGAGACTATCAAATAGAAGCAGCATACAATATACTAAAATTTAGAAAATGTTTAAGTGAACTTGCAACATCTGCAGGAAAAACACTGATAAGTTTTCTTACAGTTGCATATCTTCTAGAAAGAGAAAAAGCAAAAAAGATTTTGTTTATAGTTCCTAATGTATCTTTAGTAGTGCAAGCAACCGAAGACTTTAATGATTATAATTTTCAAAATAGAGTAAATATAAAAGTTCAACAAATATATAGTGGACAGAAAATAAGAGATGGTAGAAATGTCGTTATAGGTACTTATCAATCTCTTGTTAAAAAAGAAAAAGAGTACTTCGATCAGTTCGATGCTGTAATTATTGATGAGTGTCATAAAATGAAAAGCCAATCAATCAAGACTATTCTTTCAAAATGTACAAATGCAGAATATAGATATGGCCTTTCAGGTACAATTCCAAAAGAGGGAACTTTAGATAGATTAACTTTAATGGCGCATACAGGACCTTTGATATCAGAGGTAAATGCACACTTTTTACAGGAAGAAGGTCATATAGCAAAATGTTTCGTAAAAGTTATTGAAATGAATTATGCACCTGAATCAGCTAAAAAAGCATTTGAAGAAATGTCTCAGAACAGATATGAAAGCAAAGATGTATTCCAATTAGAACAGAACTACATAATACAGTCAGAAGCCAGATTGGATTTTATTACAAAAGTAATAGGTAAAATACCTAAAAATAGTTTAGTTTTATTTCATAGAATAGAACATGGTAAAAAGATATATGATAAACTTAGACAAGATACCGATAAGACTATTTACTATGTAGATGGAGGTATAGATAAGGATATTAGAGAAGAATATAAAAAGAAAATGGAAAAAGGAGATGACGTAGTCATCGTAGCAAGTTATGGTACGTTTTCAACGGGTATTTCCATTAAAAAGATACACAATATATTCTTTACAGAAAGTTTTAAATCGGAGGTTATTATAAGACAAAGTATTGGTAGAGGTTTAAGACAACATGAGTCAAAAGATAAAGTTTTAATCATAGATTTTGTAGATGATTTATGTACGGATCAATGGAAAAACTATCTAATGAAGCATTCTCATGTTAGACAGAAAATCTATAAAGATCAGAAATTCAAGTATGAGATTAAGAAATTTCAATTTGATGGATAAATTATTGATATATAATAAAACTGAAATAAAAATAAGTAAAAATGGAAAGAAAATTAGAAACATTTGCTAGTTTTTCTCAAACTAGAAAAAGAATTATTGAAGATAAAGAGAAATGGGCTGCTACTGTAAATAGACAAGTTGAAGCACAGAGATTTACTGAACTATTATCAAAATATAACGTATCTTCAGTTGCTGAACTAGATGAAGAAAAAAGAACCGAGTTTTTTACAACATTATCTAATAATAACGAAGATTTAGAAACAGAAGGTAACAAATTTGGAGCTGCTGTTAAAAAAGCTAAAGAAGACGGAGAAGAAGAATTCGAAGTTGATGGTAAGAAATATCAAGTAGAAGGTAACAAATTTGGAGCTGCTGTTAAAAAAGCTAAAGAAGACGGAGAAGAAGAATTCGAAGTTGATGGTGAAACTTATAAAGTAGAAGAAGCTG